CAGTTTTGTCTGCCAGCGTATTCATGTGATTTTGAAAGCACAATGACAAACTTGACAGATTGGAGGGAATATGTTTCATGGAAAAACTTATTACACGAAAAGAAGCTGCAAAGATTTTGGGGATCAGTATTGCCACGTTAACCGACATTACAAGTTGTCTAAAAAACCGAAAGCGAGGAAGCAGAAATGACAGCAATCGAAAAGGTCATGATGAACGTGGAGGGCAAATTCTGGACGCGGCAGAACGAGATGGTCGAGGAACTGGAAGAACTGGACTACGAGGTAACCGCCATCAACTACGAGTACGCCGCGGTGGTTGACACCCAAGATGAGGACGAACGAGAGTACATCCTCTACCTCGGACACGCGAACACCACAATGTGGGTGGAGAGCGCAAAGGAGGTGGCCTGAGATGACCACGGGAAGCAGGATCGAGGTTTCAAGCGCACTGGCGGCGTGGACGATGGCAAACACCATCTTTCCCGGAGACTTCCAAAAGGACACCATGAGCAGCGAACGGGCAGGATACCCCGTCTACCGCAGCACGGTCGAATATTACAACTACATCTGCGACCTCAGCAATCGACTGGAGATCAACCTCAAAGACGGAAACCGCACCATCAACATCTGGATTGTTGAACAGGTCGGCGAGACACAGGGGGCTGACATCACGGTCGAGGTAACAGCCACAAAAAGCGGAGAGACGAGAACCTACACCAGCTATGCTGATTTCCGCAAGGATTACCGCTTCTTCCTGAGCAGCGGCAAACGGTACGAGGATGATGAAAATCACTTCGAGAAAATCATCAGTACCCTGCGGTTAATTGATAGTCACGGCACTCGGACGGAGACAGTCCGGTGCGGCATGAAGATAGCGTTCATCCTCAAAAAGTGGTAATTGAACAACGACCCGCCCCGGAGGTTACGAGGGCAACCGAAAGGAGAGCAAAGCATGAGAACGCAAGAGACGCAGGAAAAGAACCTCCGCATCGCAAGGGGCTACGCTTGCTACGATGTTTCACAGGCGATTCACGCAAGCAACTACAGCCGGGATGACAAGGTAACGATGCTCCGCATCATCAACGCCAGCCGTAACGAGGATGCGCTGGAGCGGTACGAGAGCGCAGACACGATGGTGCGGGAAGCCCTGCAGGACATCATCGAAGAAACCTACTTCGGCAAGGAAGCCGCGCAAAAGCGGCGGTGTCCAGAGTGCGGCGGGATTTACACAGGCACTCCCGCCCTGTCCCGCAAGGACAACAAAACAGCCATCTGCCCGGATTGCGGGACAAAGGAAGCAGTCGCAGCCTATGTGCAGAGCATGATGGCAAACCGGGGGAAATAGAACACCAACCGAAAGCGAACGCTGACCCATCGGCGGGACGGGGAGAAAGGACGGCACAATGAGAATCGGAGAATTGGTGGAAGCCCTTATTAGAGTGCGGGACGGGAACAGCCTGACCCGGACGGAGGATGCGGCGGTGTGCGCCGCTTGCAACATCCTCGACCGGCTCCCCAACATGATGGATGAGGATGCGGCAAAGGAAGCCGTGCGCAAGGGAGCGGCGCAGGATGCGCTGATAACCCGGCAGGAACTCATCGCCAAGGTCGAGCATGAAATCAAATTCCAGCGGACGCAAGCCGGGGAGTACGGGAGCGGCATCTTCAAGGATGATGTCATCTTTGCAAGGTACGACCAAGCGGCGAAAATCCTCGAATGGGTGCTGGAACTTTTGAAAGGGCAGGTGGAATACGCATGACGCTCAAAATCACCTACAAGGTCGGCGGGATGGGCTTCACGGCGATAGCCAAAAACATCGCGCAAGCATACGAGTATGTCCACGCCATCATCAAGGCGAACACCATCAACTTCCCGAACCAGGAAGAAACCCTGTCCGAGTACATGGCGATTCTGGCGAAGTTTAAGGACGGGCAGCAGCTTACCGCCGAAAACCACATCTTCAAGATTGAGAAGGAAGTCGCAGGATAAACAAGGGAATATGGCCTTGGACGCTGGGAGCAGAGAGGGCTGCACAATTTAGACAACATCCGAAAGCGAATAGCTGACCTAACGGAAAAACGGGGAGAAAGGACAACGCACATGAAAATCGTTGAAATCGTGGAGACATTGATCCAGATGCAGAACGAGCGCAAACTGACGCAGAGGGAGCATGATGCGGTGCGGGACGCTTGCGACATTCTCGACAAGCTGCCCCGGATAATGGATGAACGGACGGCGCAGGAAGCCGTCCTGCAACTCGTCAATGGCGATGAAAACATCAAGGCGGCACTGCAGGACGCAGATACCACGCTGCTGAAGCTGTACGGATGCGGTGGGCTTTACTGCGATGGCGAAATTGAAGCCTACCAGCAGCGCAAGAAAGCGAGGGAACCGGCGTGGAGCAATGGCTGAACTTCTATGCACCGGGCGGCAAGTTTCTCGGAGGGTACACCCTCCAGGGGACATTTGCCGGAGAGATGCAAGCGACCGCTGAACTGCTGGCAGCAGAGAACGGAATCCGCCCGGAGAATATTACCATCAAGGTGGAAAACAGGAAAGGACGGGACAAAGCATGATAACGCTCAAGGAAGCCGTGAACACGCTGGACGGCGTGATTCCACCCCCGCAGAACAAGATGGTAGACCATGAACACTTCCCCATCGCCGCGGCATGGCTGGAATGCAAGAAAGCCTTGGCAGATTATGAGGGCATGAAGGACAGGCACGACACACTCATGCGCCGCTGGGAAGGGATGGTCGAAACCATCCGGCAGAAGATTGACACAGGGACACTCACCATAGAGGACAGACACCTTCTGGACGCTTTGAACCTTCCTCACGAATATGACAGGAGGGCAAAACAATGACATACAGGGACATCGTGCCGGAGACCAACGCCGTGTGCAAAAAGCACCCGAAATGCTATGTAGACATTTACCACAACGCAGACAACGGATGCCCGTACTTCGACATCTGCCAGGCGCACCCGGACGGCAGCTGGGCGTTCGAGACCGACATCCTCGCCCGGTATATGGAACTTCAGACCGGGAAGCCGCACAGCAGATTTTATTTCACCTTCGGCAGCGACCCCGGATTCCCATTCCAGAACACCTACATCATCGTACTGGCAGAGAGCGAGAAAGCCGCCGTGGAGAAATTCAGAGAGAAATACCCGGACAGGCACACGGGAACCGTCAACTGCGCTTTCTGGTACAGCGAGGAACACTGGACGGGTACGCCAAACGAACGGGAGTACACGGAGCCTGCAGAGGTTATTGCATAGGGGGAAAGGCGATGAGTGGACGCAGAGAACACAAGCGCAGATACAACCAGAAGTTAGAATTTATTTCCAGGTTTGAGGAATGGCTTGCCCAAGAGCCGCCCATGTTCCCATGCTTCTGGCACTGGCGGAAGTGGCGGGACAACAGACCGAGATTCACCAGCGCACTACAGAGGATTTCAGACGAATGGGAGGTATCAGGATGCGGAAAGTAGAGCATTACATCTGCGAGGTTTGCGGGACGGAGTACAAGGACAAAGCCCTGTGCGAGAAATGCGAAAGGCTGCACAAGCAGGGGCTGACCATCGTCCGGGCAAGATTCCTCCCCGTGACGCAGGACAACACAGGAATGCCCGTGACCATTGAGGTGGAGGTCAAGGACGGGAAAGAGACCCGGAGAGCGACCTACAAGCGGTAGGGCGCAGGAAAGAAGGGATAGAGCAATGCCTTATTACAGAGTTTGCCCAAATTGCGGAAGCAATCTCGACCCAGGAGAGAGATGCGACTGCAAGGATCAGAAAGAGCAAACGGTGGAGGAAGCCCCTGCTGAGACATTCGGCGTGATTGCCGGACACGCACTGAAACGGGTAATCACGCAGATGACAGAAAGCAACAGGGCGCAGACCAAGACAGGCTGACACTCCACCGAAAGCAGAACAAAGCCCCGCCGTTTTTCGGCGGGGCTTTGTTTTAGTCCAGGAACGCCCATTCAATGTTCACGGATTCCCCGTCAAGGGTAATTTTGCGGATGAGCGTAGAGATGATCTGCCGCCTGTCATCCAGCCCCGCAGACTGCCAGACCGTAGCAAAATCGGCCAGCAACCCGGCAAAGGCATCCTCGTTATAGTCCCGTTTCGGCTTCAGCGGCTCGACCGCCGCCAACTGTTCCTCCAGCGCAATCTTCTCCCGATGCAGCTTGTCAATACGGGCAGACAGCACATCGACCGGGATTTTTTCGTCTTGATACAAGTCCATCATGCGGTTTATTTGCTTTTCCAGCCCCGCAATTTTATCCCGGAACACATCGCCGTCCCCCCGTGGCTGTTCCCTGACTTCGGCGGCTTTCCGTTTCAAGAGGGATTCATAGTAGCCCGGTTCAAAGAGCAGCCGGGAGACTTCACGCTCCACGATGGAATCCAACTCATCCAGCGGCCAGTTTTTGTTATCGCAATGATCCGCTTTTATCATCCTTTTCACCGTCCTCGCACGAGAGTAGCAGACATAATATTTATACCCGCCATAGTTATGCTTGACGGCGTACCGCGTCCCGCACCGGGCGCACCAGCAAAGACCGACAAGCAGATATTTTGACTGATAGGGAGAATCCCCGAACACCTCCCTGCGCTTCATCCGCAGGGCTGTGGCTTTTTCAAAGGTCTCTTGGTCGATGATAGCATCGTGAGCGTGTTCGACCACGACACCAGCAAAGCGCAGCGTCCCCAGATAGACATCCGAGGAAAGAATCCGCAGGACGCTGGCGCGCCCGGAGATTTCATTCCATGAACCGTAACGGTTCGAGTAGCCCTGATCACGCAGACGCTCTGCAATTTTCTCCGGGGAAGTCCCCTCCAGATACCATGCGTAGATTTTGCGCACCTGTGCGGCTTCGTACTCGTTCACAGACAGCCGCCCGGAGGAATCGTAATCATACCCGATGGGGAAGAACATCCCCCCGTGGTAAAGCCCCTCCTTCGCCCGTTCCAGCCGCCCCATAAAGGTGCGCTCTTTGATCTGTTCCCGTTCCAGCTGGGCGAACACGGAGAGGATACCAATCATCGCCCGACCGAAAGGCGTGGAGGTGTCGAAGGATTCCGACATCGAAACGAAGTCCACGCCGGCCGGCAGAAACACTTCCTCAATGAGATGCAGGGTGTCCCGCTGGGAGCGGGACAGGCGGTCGAGTTTCATAACCAGAACCAGGTCGAAGGAATCCACCTCGGCAACCAGCTTCTGAATGCCGGGGCGGTCGAGGTTCGAGCCGGAATAACCGCCGTCAATGTAGAAATCAGCCACAGCCCAATCGTGCGCCTTGCAGTACGCCATGAGCCGCTCCTTCTGCGCCCCGATGGAGTAGCCCTCCTGCGCCTGTTCCAGCGTGGAGACACGGATATACAGAGCCGCGCGTTTCATACCAGAACACCCCTCATTCCAACAAACTCGGCAAAATCCAGAGGTCTTGCAAGTAATCGTCCAAATTGATTGGAAGGATTGTCTGATTTGCAACGCCAAGAATTGTATCCGAATCCAAAGTGAAGCTGATGGCCTTTCCCTCTTCCCCGTCCGTCATATCAGCAACAGCCCAATATTGGATTTCCGGGCACGAATCAAAACCGTGATTTGTGATCAGTTCGCAGACATCGTGGTAATTTTGCCGGATGGTCAATTTGTTTGTCAAATTCGGCGATGTTTTGGCTTTCACGATAATCACGCCTTTTCCGGCGTATACATCCCCGCCATATCTGACTTCCAGAAGTTCACCGGATTCAAGTTCAAGATTCCCAGTATCCAGCGTACCGAAATCATCGGGAGTTAGCGAATTGAAATCCAGAATGAAATCCCCCTCCGGCTCTGAACCAGCGTCCCCGTCCCCAGAATTGGACGGTGCAGAGGGCGTGTTCTCGGTGGGCGGCTCGGACTGTACAGGTTTCTGGGATTCAGCAGGAGCGGAGGTTTCCGGCTTCACTGGGGCTTCGGAGGGCGCAGACGCATGAACGCTGGCAGACGGCTCTGGTGGCTTGGATTCAGAGGGAGTGGACGCAGGGGATTCCGTCTGCGCCGCTTTTTCTGCTTCCCGTCTGGCGGCTTCCTCAGCTTCCTTTGCCGCAGCCTTCTCCGCTGCGATCCGCTCCCGTTCGGCGATTTGCTCCGGCGTAGGATGGTAGGTCATGCCAATGCCCACAGAGGAAACAAGAAAAACAGCGACACAGGCAGCGGCCATGAGAGCAACGGATTTTTTGGGCTTTTTCCTTACCGCCCTTACAACCAGCAGGACAAGGGCAACCACCAGGGCAACGCCGGACGCAACCAGCAGGAAGCTGAAAACACCTACCATGCAGAACACCCTCCTTCCAAAGACGCAGACACCACCACAGACACATCCGTCCCGCCGCACAGGGCAGACG